AGTAAAGAATGGTCGTTTTGAAAATATAGGAACAGCAGACATAGAAATAATAGATACTGTAAGATATGAAGCGACAGGAACAGAAGGAATAGGGTATACAAGAGGCGGAATATTTTCAAGATTGAGAAGAAATAGCGGAAGAAATAATCCGCAAAGGGTATGGAAAGGAAAAAATAACCGCCGACAGTCAGGAGCCGAAATCAATAGACGAGCTTTATGACTTAGGGCTTAAGGGAATAAGGAACTCAAGAAAAGGTAAGGACAGTATTAATAACGGAATCCAGTACATCCAGGATTATAAAATCATAATACATCCGAGATGTGTGAATTTCATTACCGAGATATCAAACTATATGTGGGACAAGGACAAGTTCGATAATGCGGTCAATAAGCCCGTGGATGATTTCAACCACTTGATGGATGCGATGCGGTATGCACTGGAGGATTACACGAAAGGCCCTACATTTTCTTTTGATTAAGGAGCTGAAATGTTTGAGTTTATAAAAAGATTTTTTAGGAGAAAAGATAAAATGGAAAAGGATAATATAAGCTTATCTGAAGTTGAAAGCATCATAATGTGGTATTTTTCAAGTGAGAACTACAGAAAGATGCTTGATGGGAACAGGTATTATGCGGGGGAACACGACATACTGAAAAGGAATAGAACGGCAATAGGTGATGACGGGAAACTGATAACAGTTCACAACCTGCCAAACAATAAGATTGTTAATAATCAGTATAAAAAACTGGTAAAGCAGAAGGTGAACTATATAGCATCCAAGACACCCAGTATAAGTACTGACAATGAGAAATACAACGAGCTGCTAAATGATTTATTCGATAAAGGATTCCTCAAAACGATTAAAAGGATATCCACTGATGTATATAATAACGGCATCGGCTGGCTATTTTTATATGTCGATGAGGAAGGAAATTTGAAATTTAAGAGGATTAATTCGGTCGAAGTTATCCCTGTGTGGACTGACAACGATCATACAGAACTTAAATATGCAATCAGAAAATATGTCAACCAGGTATACAGGAACGGAAGATACGAAAAGGAAACGCATATAGAGTTATACAAGGACTCAGGAGTTGAATATTACATACTGAACGATAATAAGCTTAACCTGATTGAAAAAAAAGCATACCTGACAGTTGACAATAAACCATATAATTGGCAAAGAATACCGCTTATAAGTTTCAGGGCTGATGAACTGGAGCAGCCTCTGCTTAATAGGGTGAAATCACTGCAGGACGGACTTAACGTGCTTATGAGTGACTTCATGAACAATATGCAGGAGGATAGCAGGAACACGATACTAGTTATAAAGAACTATGATGGTGAGAACCTGGGTGAGTTCAGGAGAAACTTGGCAACATATGGAGCCGTAAAGGTCAGGGAAGAAGGAGAAGTGTCAAGCTTACAGGTAGAAGTGAATGCAGGAAACTATGATGCGATAGTTAAACTTTTGAAACAGACAATAATCGAAAATGGAGCAGGATTTGACAGCAAGGCCGATACACTTGGGAATAATCCAAATCAGCTTAATATTCGTTCGATGTACTCTGAAATTGATTTGGAGGCGAACGATTTTGAGACAGAATTTCAGGCAAGCTTTGAAGAACTGCTATGGTTTGTTGCAAACCATTTAAAGAATACCGGGCAGGGTGATTTCCTTGCTGAAAAGGTTGAAGTTGTGTTGAATAGGGATATTTTGGTTAACGAAAGTCAGGCAATAACGGACATCAAAAATTCAGTTGGAATAATATCTGAGGAAACAATACTCGCCCAGCACCCATGGGTGACAGATGTTCAGGCAGAACAGGAAAGGCTGAAGAAGGAACGTGAGGAAAAAATTAAGACTGAAGACTATGGGGGATTCGGAGAGCATAACCACTCTGATGATATAGATGAGTAAAAATAATTATTGGCAGGACAGATTTATCGAAGAAGAGGAACGGCTTAACAAGATAGCGGGAGACGAATTCCGGAGACAGCAACTGGAATATGAGAGGGCTATATCGAGGCTGAACAAAGATATTGAAGTGTGGTACAACAGAATAGCTAAAAACAACGACGTATCTTTGTACGAAGCTAAGAAGATGCTTAATGATAAAGAACTTAAAGAATTTAAATGGACACTTGACGAATACATCAAGTACGGAGAGGAAAATGGAATCAAAAAAGACTGGAGTAAGGAGCTTGAGAACGCAAGTGCGAGAGTCCATATAGAACGGCTTGAGGCTATGAAACTTCAGGTAAGAGGAGAAATAGAAAAGCTTTATAATGGCCGTGAAAGTGGATTCGAAAGCTATCTTAAAAATCTTTATAAAGACCAGTACAACAGAACAGCTTTTCAGATAGCTAAAGGAACAGGAGTAGGAACTAACATATACAGTCTGAATGACAAGTTAGTAAATACGGTTATTAAAAAGCCATGGGCTCCTGACGGCAAAAACTTTAGCGACAGGATATGGGAAGATAAGGACAAACTTATAAACACTCTACATACAGAAATGACGCAGGCATTTATCAGAGGCGACAGTTTAGAGAAACTGGCGGATAAAATTGCTGAGAAAATGAAAGTGTCGAAAGCAAATGCATCAAGACTTGTGTATACTGAGAGTGCAGCGTATTCAAGCAGGGCAAGGCTTAAAAGCTATCAGGATTTGGGAGTAGAAAAGTATGAGATAGTGGCCACACTGGATAACAGGACATCGGATATATGTCAAGAAATGGATGGCAAGGTATTTGACTTAAAGGATTATGAAGTCGGAGTCACTGCGAATCCGTTTCATGTCAGATGTCGTACTACTACAGCTCCATATTTTGACGATATGGAAGGCGAAAGAGCCGTAAGAAATGAGAAAACAGGAGAAACGGAGTATGTTCCAGCGGACATCACGTATAAGGACTGGAAAGAAAAATATCTTGATAATAATTCAGAGCTAACAGATAAACCGAAAAAAACATCTAAAAAACATAAGACACTTGATGACATTAATTCAATAGAGGAGATGGAGGAGTTTACAAAATCGCAGAACTGGTTTTATAAAAATGACAGTTTTAATTCAAATGAACTGCTTTCTTACGATGGGATGGAACTCGAAGCTGCAAAATCTGTTCATAAGACTTATGAAAAAGTATTTGAAAGATACCCTCAGATGAAAGGTAGATTGGCCGCTTTTAACACTCATAAACTGAAAGATTCAAAGCATTTTGCAAACTGCAATATTGGGACAGGTCAAGGAGGGATAACTTTTAATAAAATTTACTATGGTAATCTGGATAAATTTAAAAAACAAATAGCTAAACTTGTAGAGAGAGGATATTTTCCAAAAGGGACAACCTGGGAAAGTATAACAATGCATGAAATAGGACATGCAGTTGATGACTTTCTCTCATTTAATGCGAAAGTTTTAGGGGAGCTTCCTAACAAAAATATAGCATCAAATTTAGTATCAAGTAAAATAAGACCTAAAATATTTAGAAAATTAAAATTGCAAATTGGAGATATAGCAGAAAAATTGAGTGATTATGGATCTACAAACGCCCAGGAAACATTTGCAGAAGCATTTTCGGAGTTTATGTCAAGTCCTAAACCGAGAGAACTTGCAAATGAATATGGTAAAACAATTGATGAAATGTTTAGTAAAATAGAAATGGAAGACAGTTTTAAAGGATTGGGTTCAGGGAATAAAACAGTTGTACTGGAAAAAGATGTGCGTTATAGGAAACTTGGCAATATAAAAAATACAGGGTATAATAATCCTGTAGACCTGTTAAGAAAATACGAACAGAAAATAGTAAAAAATACGTATGAAAGTGCGATGGTAATAACCGAAAGTGGAGAGATTTATGTGGCAAAAGGTGACGCGAGTTCGATATCCCTACATAAAATGAGTATACCTTATAAAAATTCATACATTACACATAATCATCCAGAAGGATTACATGAATGGGGGTTCAGTAATGATGATTTTACATTTTTTACTAATTACGAATTAAGATATATGGCAGCGATAGATGAAAAATATATACATGAATTATCTAGAAATATGTTTGAAATGAAAGATATCGACTTAAATATGGATCCGCGAAAACTTGAGAATGTAAATTTTGAAAATGTCGCAGAAGTTTTTCAGGTGCAAAAAGCTAAGGAAAAGAAACTGAAATATAGGAGAAAAAGACATGTTGTCAAAAAAACACAGGCTTTATAAAGCTTTCAAAGAAATGAAAAACAAAGAAAAAGAGATCCAGAAAAAGAAAAATGAGATATCCTGGAAAGGCTTGGACAGTCCTTTCATAGAAACTGAAATAAAGTTACACAGGGATTTTTTCGAATTTATGATGGAAGTTCTTGAAGAAGAGAAGGATTTAACATTTAAAATTTCAGATTTAGAGAAATTGTACAAGAGTGATAAAGAGTAGTAATAATTCAGGAGCGGTTTAACGACTGCTCTTTTTTTATTTCGCCTTTTTTTTGGATTTGAAGGCGTAAAAGAACAAATCAGATATGATTCCGCTGACATACAGCGTAAAAAATGAAGGAGTGATTATTTTATGAACAAAGAGGATCTGTTAAAACTTGGATTGACGGAGGAACAGGCTGAAAAAGTATTGTCAGCAAATACCGAACAGCTGAAAGGATTTATCCCAAAAGCAAGATTTGATGAAGTGAATAATGCTAAAAAACAGGCTGAGAAAGATTTATCCGAAAGGGATAAGCAGCTTGAAACTCTGAAGAACAGTACTGGGGATGTTGAAACTCTTAAAAACACTATTAAGCAGCTTCAGGATGAAAACAAGGCATCGAAGGAGCAGTATGAGGCAAACATATCTAAAATAAAATTAGACAATGCCATTGATAATGCACTCGGAAATGCTAAGGCTAAAAATTCAAGGGCTGTAAGGGCTTTACTGGACATGGAAAAGATAAAGTTTGAAAATGAGACTTTATCCGGACTGGATGAACAGTTAAAAGCATTGAAAGAGGCTGAGGATTCAAAGTTCTTATTTGAAGAGATTAAGGAACCTGCCAAACCAAGTTTCAGTGGTGTAGAACCAGGGGCATCAACAGGAGAAACAAATCCAGGGACAGGTGCACCAGAAACGTATTCCCAGATGATGGCAAGACTGGGATAGAAAATAAAAAATTAAAGGAGGAATAATTTATGCCAGCAGCAATTTTTGATTCAAAACAGTTTAATCCTGAATTATTCGGGAAGTATTATGAGACAATTCCAAAACTTAAAAGGAATGAATTACTGAAATCGGGGGCTATTAATAATGCTCCTCAGTATAAAGCAATGATGGAAGAACAGACAGGAGGAAACTACATAACAGTACCTCTGTTTGGAAGAATAGGTGGAACTGCTGTAAACTACGACGGGAAGACAGATATAAATGCAACAGCAATGGACACATTCTCGCATTCAAGAGTGGTAGTAGGAAGAGCCAACGGATGGATAGAGAGAGACTTCTCGCATGACATTACAGGCGGAGTAAATTTCATGGATCAGGTAGGTAAGCAGGTATCGGACTACTGGGATGACCTGAACCAGGGGATATTATTATCTATACTTAAAGGGGTATTCTCAATGACAGGTACAGATAATGAAAAGTTTGTAAACGAACACACTTATGACGTGTCAAAAGAAACAGATGCGGCTAAGCAGGTGTTCAGTCCTACAACTTTAAATAATGCATTACAGAAGGCTGTAGGTCAGAATAAGGCAAAATTTTCAATCGCAATAATGCACTCACAGGTTGCAACAAATCTTGAAAACCTTCAGTTGCTTGAGTATCTGAAATACACCGATGCGAACGGAATACAGAGAGACCTGACACTTGCAACATTAAATGGAAGAACCGTATTAATTGATGACTCAATGCCAACTGAAGAAGTTGCTAAATCAGGAACCAATCCAGCGTACATTAAATATACTACTTATGTGTTGGGAGCAGGAGCATTTGAATTTACTAATGCAGGAGCAAAAGTACCTCATGAGATGCACAGAGACCCGAAAGTCAATGGTGGACAGGACACGTTGTATTCGAGAGAAAGAGTGTGTTATGCCCCTTATGGAATTTCATTCACTAAATCAAGCATGGCAACGTTATCACCAACTGACGCCGAACTTGAGATGGGAGCAAACTGGGAACTGGTAAATGACAATGCTACAGGTACAAAAACATACATAGATCATAAAGCCATACCTATTGCCAGAATAATTTCGAGAGGATAGAGTGATGGCTATGGATTATATCACAGACATCAGGGAAGATGTTAAAAAATATTTAAAGTCGCTAGGCTATGAAGTTGTAGATGGCGACTTATTTCTATTGGATAACTCCATTCAGACTGTAAAATACGAAATTGGTAATAAAACTAATCAAAAGAAAGTTCCTGAAGGGCTAAAGTATGTATGGATAAACAGAAGTGTGGCGGAGTTTTTAAATTTTAAATTGAAAATAAATCAGCTTGATATTCCGAGTTTAAATTTCAACCGTATCGCAAAAGAGATAAGCGAAGGGAAAACAAAAGTTGTTTTTGATGACAGTAAAACTACTGGGGATAAGTTTGAAGTGTTTTTGTTGGGTATGTCAACTTATGGCGAAAATGAGATTTTAAAATATAGGAGGCTAGTATGGTAAGTAATATTTTAAAAAGTGCAAGAGAAGCAATACAATCTATGTGGGACGGACTATGCACAGCTTTTGAGAGACAGAACTCTAAAGATAAGTACGGCATAGTAAAGCCCGGAAAGGTGGAGATATGTAAAGATGTTCCTTGCCATTTAAGTTTTGAGACCATCAGCCAAGCTGAACAGACAGAACTGGGGGCGAATACATCTCAAGTTGTAACTCTTTTCATTTCCCCGGAAGTTTATATCCCTCCAGGCTCTACGATTGAAGTGACACAAAATAATGTAACAAGAACATATAGACACAGCGGAATTTCAGCAGTTTACACAAATCATCAGGAAATTGTACTTGAAGCTGAACAGGAGAAGGCGTAATGGCGAGTTCAAAGATAAGGGTGCAGTTTGATGGGTTGAAAGAGTTCCAAAAAATAATTGAAGAAATGGAGAAAGAAAAAGAGCAGTTGATGATTGATACTATAAAAGAATTAGCTGGTAGACTTCTACGTAAAGTAATTAAAAGGACACCTGTGAGCTCCCCAAATTTTGGAATCGCTACCTATAAGAGAGACAATAAGAAAAAGGGTATAAAAAAAGGTGATACTATATATGATAAGAAAGGCAGAGCTAGAGTTTTAAAAACCAAGACAGTTTCATATAAAAAAGGCGGTAAAACATTCTCTAAAACATATGGTGGACAAGGTGGGACTCTAAGAAAAAACTGGACAGTATCGGATGTAAGAAAAAATGGTGGGAATTACGAAATAGAAGTTTCAAACTCTACTGAATATGCTAGTTATGTTGAGTTCGGGCATAGACAAACACCAGGAAGATTTGTTCCTGCTATTGGGAAGAGATTAAAAAAGTCTTGGGTAAAAGGTAAGTTTATGCTAACAATTTCTGAAAGTGAACTGCAAAAGCAAGCTCCATCCGTTATAGAAAAGAAGATTACTGAATGGCTTAAAAAGTTAGGAGGATAGATGCTAAATGAAATTGTAAATGCAA